ACAAACTGAGTTTAACCCCCCAGTTTTGCCATGTGCGGCTTCCACCGTCTAGCGGTGGTGTGACGATGCGACGCCACGGGCTGAATTGGCTGCCCAACTCTCAGACCTCTATCTCACACCTCTATGTGTTTGGGTCGAGTCTCAAAAACAAGACTAGCTACTGCCTCCCCACACGAATCTGGGCGTCTCTCGGACGCAAGTACCAGCTTGTGGCTGAGCCATCTCGAATGGTGGTGCAGTCACTAACAAAAATCTTGTTAATGGTCATCGATTTTCGAGAACCATGTGGGCCGCCACCTCACACAGTCCTATATTCTTGTGGCGTTGTCAGGATGCGCCATCCCCCTCGTCGAACACGTCAATCAACAATCAGAGCGCAATAGCTAGTGGTGCCATCCACTCGAGTCCAGACAAAGCAGCCCCAGCCGTGCGCATTGCATAGCCAGTCATAGACTGAAGTCCTTTCTCAATGGCACCATTCGTTGCTAGGTAACCTGCCGCGCCTACAGCTCCCGCCTCAGCGACGTCCACGACCCCATGCTCAACGGATTCGGCGGCTTTAGTAATGCTATGCCAAATCGAAGGCGGGGTCGGAGCGAAGTGCTCCTGGGAGGAGTGCAGCGGGTTAGTCGGCGCGAGCCGAAGCCGCCACTGGACCGCAACCGTCACCTGTAGGTCCCTACGCTGTGGATTGTAGATGAACCCGGGCTTGAACCCAGCGAACCTGTAGTAATTGTCGTTCGCGTAGCTAGTGTCATCGGAGTTGATACCCCAAACGACCTGCTCGAAAGCCGGACGGCTTTCCCCTTGCTCGAAGTCGGTGACCTCACTCACGTGCCCCGGCATCAAATCAACCTGCTGGGGATGCATGGCGAGCGCGGCACCCGACATCGGCTTGGGATTCGCGAAGCTGACCAGATTCTGGAAATACTCATAGTTCGTCGTGGTGTCGGTCCGAGTGGGGGTCTGCAAAATATTCTTGCACCTCCCAATGAACGTGACGCCACGAGCATCAGTGAGCGCCTCAGCTCCGAACACCTGGAATGAGATCGCTGCAGGAACGAGCTCAAAATCACCAGTGTCCGTAGTGGGCATGGGGACGGCATACTTATCCATCGTGTTAATTCCAATGGTATCGGTATCACCGTTGTCACTGATAGCTACCGAGTTGGACCAAGCTTTTCGGACGCCTGATGGTGCAGCTGATGATATATCTTGCTGCATGGCGCCAATCAGCATATAGGCGTTACTCGTGTGGAACGTAGTGCGAGTAATTGCCGTCAGGTGGGGCGCCTGAGGCGTCGGCAGAGGGAGGTGGCCTGGATGAAAGGCGTTAAAAGCCCGTCGAGCCACCTGCAAAGGGCTAACCACGCGCTTCCGCATCGCACCAGCGGTGTTGATTCCTCGCCGCCGGTTTGCCCGGGCCTGAGCCCGGTTGCGGTTGCTAGTTGGTGCCCGCCCTCCATTTGCGTTCTGTTTGTTCTTCTTTCCATTAGCCATATGACTAACTCAGTGTTCGGATCAATATATACACTATTTACAAATTATTTAAAAACCCCGAGTGGTCAGATTGTGGTGAGGCCCATGGCCACAGCCGGGTTGACGGCGCTGGTACTGCAGTCGCCAACCACGAATGTGGCTAGTTCCTTCTCCATAGCAATCTGCATTGAGGGGGGGTAGCCAAAGGCTAAGTAAAAGCTGACGCGGCATGCCTGCGTCACGTCAACTCTGTCGCCTGATCTGATTCTGGGGATCTTCGACAACCGCAAAAAGCCTGAATCTGAGACGCAATATTTGTTGCCAAGGTTGGATTCCTGTCCGTTCCGACGGTAGGCCTCGTAATAGGCGGAGTATATGGGCATGTCACCACACAATGCGTGACCGCCCACTCCGACCTGATAAGCCCACCTCCTATAGTCCGCGCGGGTTTTCTCGCCTAGTGCAATCGCGTCTTTGGCGAACGCACTTGATGGCTGGCGGACCATGACCCACTCAGACCCGGAATACACCGGCTGCATTTGGCAAAATACCACCTGTTCAAATACACGGACCGGCTCCTCCCTTTCCATCTCAAATCCATACTTCAAAAACCAGGCATTTAGTCCGTCAAGCTTGGGAACGTCTCCCTCACTCACGAACAGGACACAGTCGTCTCCGTTATTGACGAACTCTGCCTTTATGCCTAGCTCCCGGATGTACTCCCTCACAAGCGTGCACATGATCAGACAATTACCGAGCGATGTGTTCATGTCCCCACTAGCGCGGGTGCCATGAACCTCGTATTCTACTCGGTAGCCATCGATGTCTGACCGGCCTTTGTTTTTAAGCTGCTGATTTAGAAGTGCTATTAATTCCCCGTCATAACCAAACAGCCGCTTGTACACGCTGTGCTCCCATTTGAGGGCGTCACGTGAGACGTGCTGATCAAATCTGCTAGCATCTATGCCAATTGCCACAGGTCTCTTCACACGTTCCCACTTAGCCCTCAGAACCGTCGCTACCTCTACCACGGTTCGCCCCTTCATCACTACTCCCTCGTCATCACCTCCCCACTCGAGTGCGAGAGCCTTGTATATAGCACTCTCGACACGCCTGGTGTACATCCCTAAGGCCAAGTTGTACACGGGGGTCCTTGGCTGGATAACGCGTGGCGCCGGATCCTTCTTCTTTGTGAAGTTTGTTTTCTCGAACTTCACGAAGGCCTTGATCCGAGCGTCGCGTACGGTCCACCCCCTCTCACGGTAGCGTTGCGCAGCGCGCGCATAGAGCATCTTCTTGTTGTTGGGACACTGTTCGATGAATTG